ATCAGCATATTCTGTAGTTTCTTGTGGTACTCTTAACATTTGATTTAAATCTTCAAAGTAACTTTCAAATATTTCTAATTGTACTTGTCTGCCTAAATTGTTAAATTCAAAAGGCGTTAAGTAACCTCTTTGCTCTTTATTAAGAATACTTAATACAGTTGTATATACCGTGTTTACGTCTATCATAGTGTATGTTTAAAAAAAGGGTGGCGTATACCACCCTATATTATAATCACTTGTTATTTTAGTTTTTTATCTATAGATCGATAAACTTCTAAACCTTCATCAGTTTTAAACCATGAAGCCATAGCTGAATATGGATTCTCATCAAAAGGAACGTTCATTAATTTACGACCATTACTAGCCCAAGTAAAAGATCTGTTGTCGGGACTTAAATTAACTATACCAGACTCAACGGCTACTATAGCAAAATTTCTAAGTATTACATTTTCATCATGAGCTAAATCTAAAAACAATTGTGGTTGTTGTTTAGCAAACAATAATAAATCTCTTCTTAATTCTTTAGAAGATAATTTTGCAACTTCTGATCCTACTTCTACTCTTAACACTGCTTCTGCTTGGTCTATATCCATTTCATAAGCTGTGTTTAATGCTTCTATTTCGTATTCTAAATCTTCCATCTCTGTTTCTGCTTCTAAGACGGTATCAAATTCTCGAAATATTTTGTCATTATGTGGATGTATATTTAAAAACTCTTGCAAGTTTCTTTTTTCTTTAGGTACAAATAAATGCCCATTGTTAAATACAATGTGCTTTAAAGTTATCTGCCCTTCTTGTTCATCTACAAAAATACTTTTTTGATTTGTAGCATATCTCATTTCTCTTTCATAACCTTGTTTTGGATCAAACCAAACTAAAGGGTATCTTTGTGTATGCTTACAAGGTAATGTGTAAGTTAGTGGGGTTTTATTACCTATAAGATAGTAATTTCTATCTTTATATTCCCAGTTATCTACTGGCTTTTTTACTACAGGCGCGGCCTTTTTGACCGGAGCCTTTTTTTCTTTTGTTTCTTCCATAATATAATATAATATAAATTAATAAAGACCCCGCCGAAGCGGGATCTATTTTTTGTTTTAACCTAAATATAGGTTTGATACAGTTACTCCTTCAGGGAGAACTAATAAAGGATGTGAATTTGGAGATTGTAAAGCTTCTACAAAAACGTTATTAATACGTTTTGTAATGTCTACATAATTATTAGCTGTACCTCCAGCTATTTTAATTGTCCATTTTCTATTGTGTTCATCTTGCAACTGCTGGATAATCCAAGTATCATATGCAGATGCAGTGTCAGGTATAACACAAGCTAATATCCCGTCAACAGGACAAGATATATAACCTTCATCACCACCACCTTCAAGATAGTCTGATTCAATTAGTAAAGTTACTGTAACGTCACTTCCTACATCGTTAATAGCGTTACCACTAATAATCTTTACAGAGATAGTATCACCGTCTAAGTAACCGCTACCTGTCGCACTTACTGCTACTGAAACAGCACCAGCGCCGCTGGTTGTAAACGTAAACGTTGCACCTGAACCACTACCAGTAGTAGTAGAAGCTAAAGCTCCTGAAGTTGCTGAGTTATTAACAGCTGTTAAAGCTGAAATATCCCAGTTAGCAATTGTAGCAGCAGGTCCATTAGCATTAAGTACTCCGCCTAATGGTATTCTAATCATATTTTCCATAATTTAAAAATTAAGACGGAATAGTATCCGCTGCAATAGCAAACGGAGTAGTACTGTCAAGTTTAGCTTCACTAGGAAGTTTAAATTTTACCATCGCTCCGAGCGACTGTTGTACTTTTAAAACTGCTTTTTGTAGTTGAGTTACATCAGTATCAGTAATGTTAGCAGAGAATTTAAGTGTAGCTTCCCACACTTTACCAGATCCAGCTGCAATGTTATAATATAATAACATTTGATCAGCATTTGAAGAATCGGCGTCTACTCTGTAAACATCAGCAACATTGATGGCTAAACTATTTCCAGCAGCCCAATCGATGTCTATTAATTTTGCCATTTTTTTATTATTTAAAGATTAATAAAGAGAGCAACAAAGTCACTCTCATTATATACTATTTAAGCTCCTTTAAACAATACAAAATTGTTTGCAGCTTGTGTTACTAAACATCTTTCAGATAAGAAATTAACTCTCATTGTATCAAGATCAGAAGTGTAAGCTCCACCAACTGAACCAGTGATCCAAGCTTTGAATCGTCTGTCTTCAGTTTCAGAAGCTCTAAATCTTACGTGTAAGAAAGGACGTCTGATGTTTGATCCTAACATTTGATCGTACACTGTAGATGTACCAGCTGGTATCATAACACCATCAATAGCGCTAGACATACCTCTTGTAGTAGCATCGTTTAAGTATTTCCAGTCAGTTTTATAGAAGTCATAAGAACCTCTTCTAAAACCAGCAAAACCAAAGTTAAGTGCCATTTCAGCTTCGTTATCAAATAATCCGTAAGATGCAGCATTTGTTGAAGCATAACCACCATTAGTAGCAGCTAACATATCATCAAAATCAAGAGCAGTTTGTCTTGATAAGAATAACATGTTTTCTTCAATAGCACCTTGCTTATCTAATTGCTTTAAGATCTCATCAAAATCTCCTAACGCACCTGAACCAGGGGCAGCAGCACCAGCAAAACCAGAGTATACATTACCTCTTGCTTCGATAGCAGCAAATAAACCTTCAGTACCTTTAATCGCTTGCGCAGGTCCAGCAGCATTGTTTACAGTAGAAAAAGTAAAGTTAGCAGCATTAGCATTTAACTCACCTTCAACCATTGACATTTCCATGTAATCTTCAAATCTTAGTCTTGTTTCAGACTCAGCTTTTAGATACCATAAATATCCAGAAGTACCATCTTCAGTAGCAACTTCGATCCATCCAATTTGTGCAGTATCAGATCCACTTAACTCGTAATTATCTTTAAGGATAATTGGAGAATTAGTGAAAGTAGTAACGTTTGGCTCAATAGCGCCAGACATTCCATCAACACCTTTTGGAAATTCAGAACCGTATACAAATAAGCTACAAGTTCCACCAGTTAAAGCAGCAGATAAAGCAGCTCCTTCGTAAGCGTGACACTCAATAGTATATCCATTAGTTCCTACGTCATTAATATCTTCAACTAATGCTTTAAGAGTAACTAAACCAGTAGCATTATCAGATATTAATATAGTATTACCGTTTCTGATACCAGAAGTAGCAGCAGCACCAGCTGGAGCAGTAATAGTAACCCTGAATAATGGGAAAGCTTTACCACCAGCAGCAACAGCACAATTGTCATATGCTACGTGTAATCTATTTTGTTCAGACCAAATTACTTGATCAGATGTCATAGGCATTTCAGCGCCTACCATTCTTAAGAAACCAGATAATGTTCTGTTTCCGTATCTCTCTACCTCTTGCTCATAAAGCTCAGGTAAATATTGTTGTGCCCATTGTCCACCAGCAACCGTATTAAAATCAATATAGTTATCTTGTACAACTACTTGACTTGGCATAGGGTTAATGCTTGCAGGAAATGAACCTCCTGTTACAAAACTCATGTTTTTTTATTTTTATTATGATTTTTTATTTTTAACTTTCAGCTTTGAACTATCAACACCTGTCACTGCTCTTACTTTCCAACCATTAGGCAACGAAGTTTCCGTTGGTATTGATCTTGGCGCTTGATTAATGTTTTTAGATTTAGCAACTATATCTTTAGTAGCATCAGCTTTGCCTTGCTCATAAAAATGTTGTGCTAATCTATCTGCATTTCTAGCAGCGTAAATAGCCTTGTGATAACCATCCATATCAGTTATATTTCCATTATCATCAGAAAATTTATTAATAATTTTAGAAACATCTGACTGGGAGTCTATCATTTCATTAGCATTAGAAACATTGTATCTAAAAGCTTTTTCTCCTAAATTAAATTCAAAACCTTTGAATTCTTCTTGAAAGAAGTTTTTAGTTTTATTTACAAAATTATTTCTTGCTTCTGTTATTTGTTGTTGTTCTTCACTGTATCGTTGGAAAAAGTCCATAGCTTTTTTCTGCTCGTTAGTAACAGATGGCCTCAACTTGATTTCATCATAATATTTACTTTTCATTTGCTCTAAAAAGTTCTTGGCTTTCGCAACTTCTTCTTTATACTTAAGCCTTTGCTTACGTACAAATCTTTCTTCGTCCACTTCTTCATCAAATTTAAAATTATCTTCCATTACAAAGTTAATTTCTTCATCATCTAAATGTGGTCTAGTTTTTTTATAATATTCTTTAACAAGCAGCTCATCGTCATACTTGCTGTAATCTTTATTTAAAGTAACGTAATCTTCAACATTACCTCCAGTGTCTTTCATAAAGCTTATTAGCTTTTCTACGTTTTCAGGAATATGCATATCCCTTTTAACTGGCTCAGGTGTTGGTTTTACTTCTTCTTTCTTTTCGACTGGAGCTTCATTTATTACCGTGACTTCCTTGTCCTCATTTTTGTTTTCGACAATTTCTTTGGTAAGCTCTTCAAGTCTTGGTTCGGGTGCTCTCTCCTCCACTTTTTCCACATCTTTGGTTTGTTTATTTTCATCCACGACGACTGTGCTTGGCTTTGAAACGGCATCTTCTTGTTTTTTTAAGTTTATTTTTGTAGGTTCGTTGTTGCTAGATAGCTTCTTTGGTCTACCCGGCTTTCTTTTCATTTTAAGTGGTTCTTTAGTATCCACGTCTGCTTGTACTTTAGCCATAATATAATATAATATAAGTTATTAAATGTTTAAATCCTGATTTTGTTCAAAATTTATTGGTAATAGATTGTTAGATTTTTGATCTGCTATAGCACTTTGTTGTGTGCCAACTATTTTAGTTCGCTTATCTTTTCTATCTTCTATTTCTTGTTCTCTGTCAGCTTCTCTATTAATTTTCTGCTGACCTAGCTGCATGTTATAGTTAAACTCTAACTGCATTAATTCTCTTTTTATTTGAGCGTCAACTCTCATTCTTTCAATTTCAAACTGCGACTTTCCTTTTTCAAACTTAAGTTTAGTGTCAATTTCAGCTTGTCGCTTTTGCACTTCAGCCATAGCTGCAGCTTCACTAGCTTGAGCATTGGCAGCACCTTGAGCTTCTATGTTAGCTAAGTTAGCGGCTTGAGCTGCTTCTGCTGCTTTTTTACGTTTTAGCTTAACCATTTGGTTAGCTAATTTTAAATTGTTTATTTGCCTAATATCTATTGCATCTTCAAGATTTATACTTCCACTTTGTAATGCAGCTTGTATGTTGGCTTCTAGTTGTTCTTTTTCTTTTTCATCTGGTACCATATCAAAGAAAATACCAAAATCATATAAGTGTATATTTTTTAAATCTTTTAGTTGACCTACGTTCCAAGTAGATATACTATTTTTCAATGCTTCTTCTGTTAATGCAAACTCTACGCTATCGGCAGTTCTTAGAACTATATTTTCGCAAGTTCTTACAGTAAGATATAAATAAGCATTTAATATGTGTTTTGTAGCTGTATTAGAATTAGCAGCTGCTAGCTTTTGTAAACCTACTAAAGAATCTGAATTTGGCATACTACCATCTCTAGCTTCATTAAGTCCTGTTACATCTCTAAGCATTTGTAAGTAGTACTGATATGTAGATATTAAAGAATTTATTTTAGAGCCACCGTCACTTTTAACTAATTCTTGGATAGGTATTCTACCACCATTAGGATCACCTTCTGTATTCATAGATCTACCTAGTATACTACCAGTTTGAAAATACATATTAAGAGCTTCCTTGGCGTTATAGCTAGTTCCATTACCTAAATCTACTTCTGCTAAACCATCAACATCTAAGTAAACACCATCAGGTATAACTTTAGATATTACTTGTTGAATTTTTAAATGTGTTAGTTGTATCATATCGGCAAAGCCCATCATTCTACCTACTAAACTATTTATTCTTCCATGATACATTTGTGGTGCACATAAAGCGTAATTCATATTAACTTTAACTAAATTAGATTTTGGCCTAGTCATATTCTCTGCTAATCTCCAATCTAACATCATATCATAACCTAATACTTTTGCTCCAGTATATAAAACCTCTATTGATCTACTTACTCTTTCAAAATTATCATTAGTTGCAGGATTAAATGTATCTGGCTTTTCTAAAGATTTTTCTAAACCTGTGGCTGTTCTTTTTATTTTATAAACTTGTTCGCTATATGTTTTGTATTCAAAATACATAATATATATAGCATTACCATCTCTTTTACCGTTCCAGTTATATAGATACTGGCTATTACCTTGGTACTGCTCTAGTCTTTCTAGTTCCTCGTTTGTTAAATTAGGAAATTGTTTTTTACAATCAGCTAAAGAAATAGCTTTTATTTCTCCTACGTACCATAAGTCTTCAAAATTAGGATCTTCTGAGTAAGAGTGAACCATGTGAGATGGATCTACGTAGTCAACAGTAACACCCTCTGACTTGTTCCAACTTGTTTTACAAGCACTCATACCTAAGATTACTAAGTCTTCTATTAATCTTTTCTTTGTTAAGTTATATCTATTTAATTCTAAAGTATTATTTATAGCTTCTTCACATGCTATTTCAGATGCTTGCTTATAGCTTAACATCATGTGTAGATCTAATTCTTCTTTATTTTCAGGAAGTTCTTCTGGCTTTTGAGTATTAAATAAATTTACGCCTATAGTTTGTTCTATTTGTTGTAAGAACTCTTTAGCTTGCATGTCTCTTAATATGTCTTCTGCATATTTAGATCTTGTTCTTCTTGATTCTGGATCTTGAGCAAATGCTTTTATATCATAAAGTTTATCATCCATACCGTTGACAACTATATCAACAAACTTAGGTATTATAGGAACTGGCTTCCAGTCTAAATTAAGATATGATAAATCTCCATTTATAGCTAATTCATCTTTATATTTTTGAACAGGTTGTTCAGCTCTAGCATACAACCTTCTAGTTCTAAAATTATTATAATTAGTATTAAATCTGTTTTCAACACCAGATCTTGTTCCACTAAACCAATCACCCTCTATAGCTTGAGCAACTTGCTTACCATAGTCTATGCTTTGTTTAACTTCGTCAGGTACAACCTGATCAGGAAAAGTAGAATAAGTGTTTGTTATTTTCTTCATTTATTTTATTATTTGTGAAAAAGATCCTTCATTATTATAACGGCTTATGCCTAAATCTATTTTACTTTGAGTTCTTATAGCAGTTGGCCTGTACCTGTTCTTGTTACACGCCATAATAGATAATCCAGAACTAATAGATGCATCATACTTGGTTCTGTTATTTATATTAAAACCAGCCCAATCGTCTAGTGTTCTTTGAAAATACATATTACCATATCCAGTTTCTATTTGACCAACATAGTTTTCAATATAATTTTCTATAGCAGCTGCATGTGCTTGCTTAATATCTTCACTTGAGTTAGGTATTCCACCTATTTCTCTTTCTGTTGTAGATAATTTTGTGTATATCTTATCAGGTCTATTTATAGAAAATCTTCTATAACCTCTACGTTTCAAGTAGTACAGTAACCTTGGTTTGTTATTCTCTGCTAATATAGGCATGCCATAAAAATGTAATGCCATAAGTACATCTTCAAA